AATCATGTCTTTCTCCTGTTAACTGCCGACAACGATCTCTGTGGTAATGCCGACAATGGTCAGCGGGAGCGGGTCGCTCTGCCGAATGTAGATTTGACCGGACTGCGCCCATGTCGGGGTCATAGCAACGCTGACTTCATCGGACTTTAGGGCTGGCGGTGAACCGTACGGCTCAGTGGTGCGCTGCTTTGCTTCGGTCAACTTGTTTGCGTCAGGGCCGACAAATATGCCCGACGATTGGAACACCCGAATCCATGCCTGGTTGACGTTCTTCACGCGCCCCTGCGCGAATGCGTCAATGTTCAATGCCACTGGCAGCGTCTGTAGGTCGCTTTCGTACGGCAGACCAACGTGAACCACCACCGACGCACGTTCAAGGACTGCCACCCCCCCGGTCACCACCACTTGCGGCATCACTGCCCCGTCGGCGAGGATGCTGACCGTCTTACCCTCAAGGTGCGACAGTCCGCTGACCGTGTCCCGTGCAAATGCCCACACAGCGGTCGGAGTTGCCCTGAGAGCGACCGGAATGACCTTGTCCACCTTGGCTGTTGCCACAAGCGCGGAACTCGTAGCGAGGATCTTGAGGCGGTAGGAAGCACCTGTGGAGTCAGTCAGCACAATGGCATCGTTGACATCGGTGGTTCCAGGCCACACGAACAGGCTTGAGGAGGCGGTGATAGTCAATACGTCTGCCGGCCCCCAAGATGTGCCACCCGTCACCGTGACGGTCATCGCGGTCAGGTTTGTTCCGTTATACGTCGATCCCGCGTCCACGAAGAAGCAGTCTTTGAGCAGGTTGACCTGCCGAGTTGCCATCCGCTCAACGTATCGCACCGAGTTGCCGTTGATAGTGCGTCGAACAATAACGTACAGGGAATCCTCATTGCCTTCCGCAACAACGGTGCAGGACTCAAACACGCCGTCGGTGTCGTGCTGATGCCATGCACCGATCTGCTGTTCAGGGACGTAGGTCAGCCCAAGCAGTTTGCCTGTCGTTGACACAAACCACAGCAATGGCTGCGGGGACTTGGCATAGCACATGTCAACAATGTTGAAGTTGTCGAACAGGTGTGCAGCGCGGATTGACAAATCGCCAGTGATGAACCCGTTCGACTGCCATGAGTAGCCGAGTTCGCGAATGTGACCGCCTCTCGCAGCGCAGTACACCATGCTGTTGTTGATGATCTCAGGCTGCACGTTGCTTGCGCCAACGTACGACTGCGGACGCACAGACACCGTGGTTGGTGTGATCGCATCGCTGTTCACCGGGCTGACGCGCCATTCCGCTGCGCTGGTCAGGAGGATCAACTGTGTCAACGGGATGACATGACGGATGGTGTTTGCTTCTCGCGCTGCGACACGGAAGTTGATTCGGTCATCGTCCTTGACAGGAAGCGAGTACGACATGTCGCTTTCGGTTCCTGAGCGCGTCATCCACATGCTTTGTGGCTCGTTCGTTGTGCCGGCAAACACCCGACGCTGCTCAAAGTAACTCACGGCCTGTGGGTAGTTACCTGCGGACATAAACACCGGGTCAACGATGGGAGGCGTGATTCCCATGTCAGGCGCAATGTTGTTGTCATTGAACGTAGTCCCCTCAGTTTGTCCGATATAACCATACAGTCCACTTTGCTGCTTGTAGACGTTGTATCGAAGTGCGCCCGTAACCGCAGTCCACGACAAATTGTTTGACGCACCGCTCACTGACAGGTTGTTGGCAACGCTTCCTGCTACTGACGCAACGCTTTCGTCAAACCCATTTGTTGCTATTGATGTCAACTTATAGAAGTTTGTCAGGTCGTTTGTTTGGTTGCCGTATTGAACTGTGCCAGTGTTAGGTGTTGCGGCTCCATACGAAGTGCTGTCAATGTTTGCTCCAGTGGCGTAGGCATGCACTTGCAATTCAGTATTTGGACTAATGTCTGCAACAGTAAACCAGCCATTGATTTGCGTCATTACACCAACGCCGCTGATATTAATTGGGTCGCCAAGTTGAAATTGATGTGCAGCAACGGTAGTAATTACTGCCGGGTTTGCATTTGTAATTGATGCAATATTCACGCCAATTCCGCGCACCGCTACTACCGTTGGCGCAGCGGGTGCTGGAATTGGTGACACAAACGAAATCGTTGACAGCGTCCACGTTGTTGCACCAAGCCGGCGCAACTCGCGTGGTGCGTAGTTTGGGTGGACGATGGTCAGCACATCGGCAGACTGCACATAGTGCAAGTCAAACAGGTCAGCCTCTGCGTACGGGGTGGGGATCTCGTATGCGGGTGTCGGGATCAGATACCAATACGCTGCGTTTGGCGGGTTAGTAGCAAGTGGTACAGGCGCGGTGGCGTAGTACACAAGACCTGCATTGGAAACGAGCGCACCAATTGCGTAGGTAAGTGCAGGGTTGTACAGGGCTGGCGCACCAACCAACAGCGTCGCACCCTGCGTGTGGAACCGGATGTACCCATCACCAAGTTCAAGCACCATCGTTTGCGTTGTGCTGTAGGTGAACGGGATCAGTCGAGTGCGCTTTGCGCTGTTCTTGACCGCTCGCACAAACGCTGTTCCAGGTCGGTTCTCTGCCGGGCCTTGCGGCATAGCGATAAAGTTCCGTAACTTTGCCGCCCCGGTTTGGAACTTGACATCGTCAATGCGTCCAAACATCTCAGGCGACAACTCGCCGCCGGCGAACGAACGGAAGAAGGTGCGCGTCGTAGGCATGTTTATCTTCCTGCTGACCAGGGAACGATGTGTTCCACCTTGATGTTTCGCATGTTTGAGTCACTTGTTCGCGCTTGAGACAGATACCCAGCCATCATCTGTAGGCATCGCTTTGCTTCAGCAGAACCAATGTCGCCCTTGATGATCGGCCCTGCAAGCATTGATGCCAAGTGCCATGACAACGTCATCACAAACAGCGGCGTGAACTTGGTTGGGTCAGACACAAGGGACTGATACCGGAGCATTGCACTTGCCTGGTTGGTGTAGATCACACCCGCACCAAGGGTGTCAGCCTCAACGGCGTACGGTTGCGGGACGTACTGACCTGCCGCAATAAGCGGCGAGTAGTTGTGTCCAAATGACGGGCTGTCAGTAGGGACGAATTGCGTTGCGTAGTCGTTGGCAGCGTCAGGAGGCAGCACACTGACAATGGTCACGCAGTCACCAGGCACTGCGTATGCGTACTCCCACTCAGGCCACACGTTGGTCACCTGTGCAAGATTGACACGCTTGGAACCGAAGTTCCAGTTGTGCATTTGCAGCAGGGAGTCTCGAGCAATGGGGTAGAAACGATGACACAACCCGGCTTGAAACGATGCTTCAGGCGGGTCAATGCTTGAGACTGTCGCCTCATCCCCGATGTGTGATAGTGCTAGGTTGCAAATATCGACTTCTGAACTCAATGTGCGACCTCCTAGAAATAAGGGGGAGCCGTGGTTTCCCAGCGACTCCCCCCATGCGGCAAATCAAATCAAAGGATCAACCCTCGTCAACGTCCGCTTCATCATCCGAAGACTTACGCTTGCCCTTGGCTTTCCACTTCCTTCCGGAAGCATCAACCGTAGGCTCGCCGTTGCCTGTGCCTGTCACCAATTCGACACAGTCGTTTGAATCTCCGTTGTACTCAAAGACATCACCTTCCTCGCGGATGGAGTTGTCGATGTAGCACTTCATTTTGGCGCGGTACATTGGCATGGTTGAATCCTAATTACTGAACAGTAAATCCGGATGCGTAGAACTTCTTGCCATCCTGAATGTCAGAAGTGATGTAAGCGCACACAGCACCCGTGGTTGGGGTTGTACCGAGAGTGCTATATCGCGCTCCCAAGTACCGCGCACCAACACCCGAGCCGCCTGTTGCCTTGTAGATACCAGGCGTGAGGCGAACGTAGTACGAGTTTCCTGCTGGGGTCAGATCAGCAAGTGCAATTGCACCCGAAGATCCACCAGCAACAATGCCCGTAGTAAGCGCAACATTCGTTGCGTAAATCACTTCAAATTGAAGCGAGGTGAGCGTGTTATACGCTTCGGTAAGCGTGAACACCATGTACAGATCTTCGCCTTCGCCAATGTCGCGAGCAACGCCAAGATCAATACTGTTTGTGGAAACGACCGGGGTTCCCGCGACAGGCAAAGCAGCCTGTCCGGTGATTGATCCGGTTGCCGGAACAGTTCCGGAAACGACTGATAGTGATTCAATAATCATGTGAGTAATTCCTTTCTAGGAAATTGACTTAGGAAACTTGCGACTCGGTGTTGATGAGCGAATCGACCTTGCGGATTGGAACGCCTTGGAACGACAACCATGAGTTTGGCATACCAAACTGCGAAAGACCTTCGTTGACCTTGAGAACATACTGACTCTTGTCCATCGCCTGGATGGCAAGACCACTATGAACAGTACGGTTCATGTAGAAGGCAGCGCGACCCATTGACAGT